TCGTGGTATCGCTTTGAGTGATGTCGAGTGCATTTGCGTTACCAGAGTTGGGTATCGTGATTGCTAGTTTACCGCTTAATGTTCCACCTGCAAACGTCGGACTAGCTCCTGTATGTATATCCTGTGGCAAAGATAAGGTAGGATTACCACTTACTCCATCACCATTTGATACTGAGATTTGGTTGGTTGTGCCTGTGATGGTTCGGTTGGTGTAAGCTCCTGCACCTGTTCGGGTCATAAGGCCGTTGCCAGTTATATCTCCGTCCATGATTGCACCAGCAGCGGCTACATTTGTAGCATCTGTGACATCTGCGGCTGTTTCTATTCCTGATAGTTTGGTTTGTTCGGTGGCGGTGTAGGCTTTGTTGGTTGTGCCATCGGGTATGTTGTCTTGAGTGAGTGAAATATCTCCTGCTACTTGAGTTACTGAGTTCACTGAAACAGTTAGGCCGTCAGCTCCGTCTGCACCAGCAGGGCCTTGTGGGCCTGTCGGGCCTGTCGGGCCAGCGTCACCCTGAACGCCCTGAATACCCTGGTCGCCTTGTGGGCCAGTAGCACCTGTCGCTCCAGTACTCCCCGTAGCACCAGTGTCGCCCTTGTTGGCTATTACTTGCCACTTAGTTGTATCAGTCGGTAAAGTTCCAGCGGCTGCGTCTGCATACATTACATAAGATGAACCGTTGTAATCTACTGAATCACCAACTGCGTAGTCAGTCCCAGCTGCGTAAGCACCTTTAGGAACTAAGCCACCTGCTACGTTAGTAAATTGAATTGGGTCAGTTAGTTTGACTATATTAAATCCCATTATGCGTAACTCCCTATCGCTCTATCTTCCCACGACACATCAGTAGCTATCATGCCTGATGAGTTGTTAGAATCGGTTAAATCATATTTTGTTATTGTCCAGCCGGTAGAAGCATCTGCTGTTCCTATTGGAGCTGATGCGGTATATATAGTGGTTGAATCATCATAATCATATCGTTCGGTTAGTATCTTTGGTGTGGTTACTACGCTACCATTACTTAAATTGAAGGGGACAGGTATACCGTTTTCGTCTGTAGCCACCCAACTTGAACCGCCACCACCGCCACCGCCAACAGGTTTTTCTAAGATGTCTTTTAGAATCTTGTTTGAAGTGTCTAGCTTCTTTTCAACTTTGGTAAGGTCAGTTTTAGGTATCTCCGGGAACTTGATAGCTTTTATCTGTTTTACGACATTATCTAAACCTTTATCTATAGCTGAAAGGTCAGGGGCTTCAACGTTTACTTCGGGTGAAGTTGCGGTCAAAGTAATCTTTTTAATAGATTCTACGATTGGGGATAGGTCAATGTCTTTTTGTTCAGGTATTTCAATATCAGATAGGTTTTTGACTGATACTTCGTTTGGTATTTCAGGAAAAGACTTAGGTAGTTGGTCTAGCTTTTCGCCTAAAGATAATAAGGCTGTTTTAAGTGGCTCTAAATCTATCCGATTTGATTCTGTTATCATGCCTAGTTCTGCAACAGCTTCAACAACTCTTGCAACGTCTGGGGTTGATACAGATTCTATTTGATTAACTACTTCTGTTCGGCTTACATTTCCGTCTAGGAACTTAACTAAGCTATTCATCACCTCAACAATTGTGGTGTCTATAGCATTAATCGAAGCTATCTCTTGGCTGTGTCGGGCTTCTTCAAGCTCAAATCTAGCCTTAGCTTCGTTGTTCTGTCTAATTCTCTGTATTGGGTCGTCCATAGTTTTTGATGGGGTTACAAGCCACCCCAGGGGCTAGTTATAAGCAACGGTAATATCAGAAGCAGCACCGGTAACGATTGTTAGTCCGGTTGCAAATGCAACGTTGTATTCGTAAGTACCTTCTGCGACAGAAGTTTTTAAAGTTCCTATCTTAGTACCAGCGGCTGATGTGTTGTCATAAATGATTACAGTTCCAGCAGCAGTTGTGTTTACAGTTATTCCTTTTAGAACTCCTGCGCCACTTTTAACTACGGTTGTAGTTCCGGTTGTGATGTTCCTGTGTGTGTATGGTGTGTCTGCCATGTTAGTCCTTTCTTAAATTATTTTGGGGTTGTGTTCCGTAGCCTCTCACGATGATTGCTTCAGTCGGTATCAACCCCTAGAAGGTGTTTGTTTTACGCTTCTCTAGTCCAAGTACCAAGTACTCTTTCAACGACAAATGCGCTGTCAGTAGTAGCTTCGTTTACAGCTTTAAGAACGATGTAACTTCCAGCAGCTTGGCTAGTAGCTACAGCGTCTTTGTCGTCAGCAGCGGTGAAGCCGTTTCCAACAATCTTATCGGCTGAGTTTGGGCTAACTGTTACTGTGATGCCAGGTGCGCCTACTCTTACTAGGTAGGTTACGCCAGCAGTTCCAGCAGCAGCAGCAGGTAGAGTAACTGTGCAAGTAGCGGTAACGTTTTGAACAACGCCAGAGTCACCAGCATCTAAGGTCTTATTAGTAGAAACTGTTTCAGCTTCAACATGACCAAATCCGTCTAAATTAACTGTTGCCATTATTTACTCTCTTTCTTTACTTTTGGAGCTTTAGCTTCTGCTTCTGCTTTATCACGAGCTTTGCTTGCTTCGATTGAAGCTTTTTGTTGCGCAACTCTTTCTAAAGTGATTCTTTCAGCATCTGCCTTAACTTCCTCAAGATGTGCTTTAATGTCCATTTTGTTCTCCTATTACTTTGTCTTATTCCTTATATGTTGTAAAAGAACTATAAGAAACTTAACTAGGCTGTCTTATGTATGCCTATGGCTTTCGTCTTATTGCTGTCGACGAATGCATCGTAAACAACACGACCTTCAACTAACCAACCATTGATACCAGGTGCGTTCTTATGAGTGATGTAATCAGTCAAAAGCATTGGAGCAGTGGTAGCTACTGGGTGAGTTACTATTAAGTCAGTGTTTGCAGGCATACGGCTAGAAGGACATACAACGATGCGAACACCGTCAACAGTTCCTAGGTCGCCCTTTTTCAAATCCTTGTAAGCTGAATCGCTAGCAAGAACAAAACCACTCTGCTTTAAGAAGCTGTAGTATTGAGCTGTCATTACGGCAACTTTACCTTCTTCTGGAGCTTCGTAGTTAGCTATGTCAGCGTTGATAGCTAGGAAGTTTACATAGGCGTTAGCAGCAGTAGTACCAGCGTCACCAACTATGTCATCTCGGTTATCAGTTGCACCGGCAGTACCGATAGCAGCTAATACATAAGTATCAATCTCAGGAGTTAGAACTTCTTTAAGTTGACGAGCTAGGAATTTTCCTGCTTCGGTAACAAAATTAGATTCGTCATTGTTCCTTCGGTCGATGGTTGTTGTGAAAGCTCGGTCACGTGCAAGTGTCCAAGTTTGTAGGGTTGTACCTAGTTCAGCAGGTGAGCCGTAACGGTTAGCACCACTTCTGGTGTAGTCGCCCATAGCAACTGTGTCTACTGAATAAATCTTGATAGCATTACTTCCTACCCAATCGTAATCGTCATTGGTTAGGCTTTTAGTTTTGCTTTCAAGTGCAAATCGTTCAGAAACTTTCTTCTGAAATTTTGTAGCTAGATTAATAGCCATGATTTATCTCCTTGTTAAAGGCCTACCAGCGGTCTAGTTCTTTTTCAAAAGCGTCTAGTGCTGGGTCTACTTTTGGCTCTTTTGCTGGAGCGGATGGGGTAGGGGTGACTCCAGCCTTTTCTTTAGCGGAATCTACTTTACCTTTTCTTGCGCCTAGCTGAGTCAATTTTTCGACAAGGCCGGCTTTACTTTGTAAAAATTCGGTTAGGTCTGCATTTACTGATACTGGATTGCCCAGTTCGTCCATCTGTACAAATCGTGCCTCAAACTCGTCTATTGACTGAGATAAATACTCGGCAACTTCTGGGGTTGGGTTCTTGAAGACTTCGATGTTATTCAAAGCTTTCTCGTATTGATTTGTTAAGCGGTCGGTATTTGCGTTGACCTTGTTGTTGTAAGCATCTATTTGAAGCTGTCTAAGGGCTAGGTCTTGTTCGTCTTGGGCTTGTTCTAGGTGTTGTTTAGCAAGTTCCTCTTGGGCCTGTTGACGTTCAATTCTGGCTTGTTGACGGGCTTCGTAAGCCTTACGAGCTAGTTCTTTTTGCTGGTCCTCGTTTGGTTCAGCTTCGGATTCCTCTGGTTCTTCGGGGGCTTCCTCTTGCGGTTCTTCCTCCTCAGGCTCTTTGGTTTCTTCTTCTTTAGACTCATCCTCTGATTCGCTGGCCGGCTCGTCTTGTGGCGTTTCTACCGTTTCATCTACTGATTCGGCTTCGTCTAGGTTTTCAACACCGAACTCTGTGTCAAAAGCCTGTAGGTCTGCATCTGTGTCAGACATAATTTCTCCTATTCTGCTTATTTTATTAGGGTTGCGAACCCATACGATTAAGTCGTTACTCTGGAACTAGGGTGTTCCTGGGTGCAGTCTCCGGTGGGAGGGCTATGACTGCACCAAGCAATACCCTATCGGGCTACTTCATCGGCAACCTTGAATATGCTTCATGTCGTGGGTGTCCTGCTCCGAAACAAACACTTCTTAGTCCGTAATGCTTCCAGTGATGAGAAATCTTTGGAGCTGTTTCCGGGTCAAAGGCGTGTTCGTTGTTGTGCTTCATTTCTTCTAAGATTTCATCTCTTAGCTTGTTGGCTTGGTCAGCTTGTAAAGCTTCTTGTTGGGCTTCAAAACTGCTCATTTCTTTTCCCTCAAAGTCTTTTTAAGTACGGATTCAAAAGCTTTTAAGTAAGCTATATAACGTCTACGGGCTACTAGTTCAGCCTTTAACATCTCGTCAGGTGTTTGGATGTCTACCAGTAAGTATTCAATTGATTGAACGTTAGCTATTTCTTTTTCTACTAGCTCATGGACTATCTGATAAGCAGGGGTAAGCTGGGCTTTCTTTCTTTCTTTATCTTCGGCTAGTTCTTTCTTTAACTTAGTAGCTCGGTAGTTATTAAATGAACCTGAGTTAGAACCGGTGTACATATCACTGTTCACTTTGACCTCCCATGTTACGTTCTATAGCATCGGCTATCTGTTCGTCTGAGAAACCATTTTGAGCGGCTTCTAGGATAAAGGCGGCCACGTTTTCTGGTACGTTGTACTGTTGCATGACTGCGGTAACATCATCTGGTTGTTCTTGTTGTTCTACGGGCATTTCAGGGCCTACGTCTTGCATTTGTTCCTGTGGTGCTTCCATCATCTGTTCTTGAGGCATTTGCTCTTGCATCATTTGTTCTTGTTGCATTTGTTCCTGTTGGACTTGTTGCTGTTCTTCTGGGGATATATCAGTGATTATCTTGTCGTTGTCAGTTGAAAGCTGGATGATGTCGGATAGTAATTCGCCTTTGTTAAACTTCTTACCGGATAGTTCTAGTTCTTGCATGAAAGTAGGGTCAGCATTAGTAAGTTCAAGTACCTTTAATAGACCGTCTAACTTCTGTTGGTCATCAGCCATCTTTTCTGGTTCTGGGTCTACGGTGAAGTCAAATTCAGCTCTGGCGTTATCCCAGATTACTTCTAATTCTTTAGAGGCTGGGATGACATTACCCATTTCGTCTACTTGTTCTTGGAATTGAGGGAATAACTCAGGTGCAGATTTAAAGATTCGCTCTCGTTCGGCTTCACTTAGTTGCATGATGTCTGAACCTTGCTTGTTAGCAAAGTGGGTGTTTATCATTGACTTAGCAACTGCCGAGTAAGTAATAAACAGTTTATCTTTCATGTCTTCGTCATCAACGGATAGGCTAGCTTGTTGGAACTTCACACCAGCTGGGGTCTTGGAGTATTGAGGGTCGCCTGATTCAGATGAGATTGTAGTATCACCTGTAGGGATTAGGTTATTAAGGGAAGTCTTGTACATACCTATACGAGTAGGTAGTTGGTTGTAGACGTTATTGCCTAGCTCTTGTCTTTGGACTTGAGCTTTACCACCGAACCATAGGACATCTTGGCCGTAAACAAATGAATCTAAATCGGTTTCTGATGTTTCACCCGTAATAAGGATTGGTGGACGGATTCCAATTTGAGTAGCTAGTACGTCAGCTTGGCGCATGTAATCTAAGACGTTCTGAGTACCACCAGCAAGCTTGACGATTCCAGTTCCATAAGGATTTATAAAGTCTTGGTAACAATATAGGAAGTGAATAGGTACGTCACCGGTTGGGTCTGGGTTATCCCATGTTCGGACTATCTTTTTAGTAGCGTGAGCATATCCATAAAACTTTGAGCCAATACCACGATTAAAGACAAAAGTAATCTTGATACCACTCTTAGTTACTGATTTGTTCTGTAAGCCTTTAGGAGTGTCTTCGGAGTGGCGTTCTTCTTCACCCTTAGAGTTTAGTAGGTCTTTAAGTTCAGCAATATCCCAGGTAGTAAATGCTTCTCGTTGTTCGGCTTTAGCGGTTTTCTTTTCTTCTTCTTCGGACTTGATGATGTCTTCAATTTGTTTCTTGGAGTAGTAAACGTTCCAATAAATAACATCTGAATCATAATCAGATACTTTGCCTTGTTCTAAGATAACGTCTTGAGGGTAGGCAACTATAAAGTCGGTGCTAGTCTTACCGTTTTTAGAAGTTGTAATAGTGACTAGAGGAACTGAGCCATAGATAGCGGACTTTCTAACAGCATCTTTCCACTTAATATTAAATGGTGCCTGGGTGTTAGCGTTAGGTACGATGTTCTTTTCCCACTCTATCTTTGCAAATTCATTAATCCATTCGTCATCTCGGTCTAGGGCAGTAGGTGTACCAGTTAAGTCATCGGGGACAACTCTTTTAGGTAATTTAAAAAGAGCGGCACTTAAAGAGCCGTCATTAGTTTCTGGTAGGTTTTCATCTAGGTCAGGTAATAGTTCATTGTTAGCTAGACGTTCAAACTCAGGAAAGTCTTTTTTCCAAGTTCGAGCATCGTTTTCTGCAGTTGTATAAGAGGTTAGGAGCTTCTCAGGGGTCACGTTTGTACTCAATAATTAGTACAAGCTCTACGCTGAGGTCCTTGCTTAGTCGTATTATAGCATATTAACTTAATTTACGGTAGTGCAAAACAAGTAATTTGGGGTAGTTAGCGTGGTCGTGTCTAATCTCTATCGTAATAGGGGAGTCCTTAGCTATTGAAGCAGCATCCACTAAATCAGATAGGATTGTTTGGATAGATGTTTTACGGTGTTCTTCTATCTCAGTTGTAGTTCGGGTTAGCTTGCCGTCAAAGTAAACTTCGGTGATGTGTTCTATATGGTTGTCATCTATTTTGTTGGTTCGTCTTACTTTGCCGTAGTCAATCATTTGTTTCTCCTTTTTAAATGTGCATTTTTAATCTTGTTGGTCTAGGTCTATTACTTGTTTTGTTCATTGGTGGATTCTCGGTCTGATACAGTTGCCAGGCTATAGCTAAGCTCATTACTAAATCGTCGTGTGAGCCTTGTTCTGCTTGGGCTTTCCAACTACTCGATGTTTGGCTGACGATGAATGCGAACATCTCATTGATTGTTGGTTTGTCATAAATTCTGATAAGTCGGTTATCGATACACTCTTTAAGCATTGATAGCATAGTAGGTCGGGTAGCACTTGAAGTAGTCCAGCCAAGTTTAACTCCGTCTTCAAGGCCTTGGGTTGTTGCCATTCCACTCCGTTCGATGTAAATCTTATACTTCCCGTTACGGTTAAGCGTGGCCAATCGTTCAATTTCAGCGACTCCTCCGTTGTTTCGTTCAAAGGCAACCACTGGCTTAACTTTTGTTTCATCGTAAATCCTTTCTAGTTCAGTGTGTATCTTGGGTGTCATTTCAGTTGCTAATACTTTAGAGTGAAAGACTGTTGGAATATCTAAGTTAGTCTTTGATAGGAATTGAGCGCATGAATAATCTGTGCCTCCCCAGCTTGTGTCAACGCCTACTACGATGAACTCACCTTTTTGGTACTGGCGGTAGCGTCTAAACATCGAGTGCCACCTGTGGGTTCTCGGCTTCTTTCTTCTCTAGCCAATACTTAATCCGCGCCTCGGCAATAGGTATGTATTCCTCGGTAAGCTCTACACCCTCGACGTATTCCCAACCAGCTTGTAGAGCACCAATCATCTCTGAGCCTGAACCACTAAAAGGCACAAGGAGTCTACCGCCTGTTGGTGGTTTGATAAGAGTTGCTAGGTATTTGGTGAGGGATAGGGGCTTAACTGTTGGGTGAAAATTAGCTGCTACGCTTGAGCCTTTGTCTCCTACTCTTGTCGCACCATCTCCTTGCTCTACACCTGATTGGTCGCCATAAGAATTAAGTGTGTTCTTTTTAACTTCCTCAAACCCCTCTAGCCCTGCATTGCGTTCACTCTTAGAACTTTTAGCACAATAAAAGAAGCGTGAGGCAGAGCCAGAGTCGGGTTGCCACTCTTTGCCTTTTTCTTTTCTGTTTAGCGACCAAGTAGCTTGTTGTTGCTCCCCCCTACCTGTTACTTTAGTGCCCCCACCACTTTTTGTCTGCGGAAACACCGCCTCTACTTCATCAGAGCCGTCGTGAATAAGATTTGCAGGGAAGCGGCCAGTATTAAGTTGTGCAATTCCGTGACCTCGCATATTCTCCCAACCGGAATTGTTTGGTTTGTCAGCTTTGCCATCTCTGGCAGTTCCACCGTTAGTTCCTACCCTCGTACCATCTATATTCAACCCACCAGTACCGTGTTTTAAGACGTTGTTAGCTACTGTACCCTCTATAGGTTTACGAGCTAGTACACAAGGTTCGTGAGCAGGTTTTAGAGCTGTGCCGTAGCCTTCGTAGGGGGAGTTGCCTTTAGTATTAGTAAGGTTTCTATTTGTGCCGATAGTTCCCTTGTCAAATGCTTTAGAATTGCTCTCTATTTCAGTTCTTGGTCTTCTTGCTGCGTAAGGGTGTTCCCCTAAATCTTCTCGCTCATTACCCTGTATCTTATCTACTGCCTTACTTTTTGCAATACCTACCGTGTATGTAGTTAGGCATTCCGCCATGTACTCCGTAATAGTGACAGTTATGGCAGAGGCACATTCCGTTTTCGAGGTCGTGTCTAAGCTCTGGAAAGTCTTTGATTGGCTTAATATGGTGTGCAACAAGTTTTCTGTCAGTACCGCACATATTGCATTTATAGTTTCCCCGTCTGAGTATTTCTTTTTTCCACGCAAGGTCTTCAGGGCTTCTTCTACCCTGATTTTGTTTGCCGTGTTTTCGCTTGGCGTATCCTTGACACTTTCTTGAGCAGTAGAAGTGGTCGAGTGTTTGTGATTTTGGCTTAGTGATAATATCTCCGCAAACTTCACAGGCTTTTGTAACTGTTTTATCTCGGCTACGACATTCTGGAGAACAGTATTTGTTCTTGTGGGCGTGGCTCGGTGAACGCTCAAAGCTATCTCCACAGTGTCGGCACTTGTATTCTGTTTTTCTTGACTGGCTGGAAGCACTACACTCAATAGAACAGAATCGCTTAAGTCGGTATGTGTTCCAGCTTCGGTTGCTGGTCTTTGCGATAGTTCCGCCACAATGTTCACACTGTTTGAGTTGCTTTTCCATACTCTAATTATATCTGTTTTCTGTATATTATCAAGTGCTTTACTAATATTGGTCCACTCATTTGTTTCAAGCTGATTGACGCTCTTTCCTATGTTGAGCGATTTCGGGAAGCCTGAACCATACACCCACTCAATCATGTCCCGTATCTCAAACCCTGCATCTTCTATAGCTACTGCCATACGGTGATAGGTTCTACTTCCTGAAAAGGCTAAGAGGTGTCCACCTGGTTTAAGTATTCTAAGTAAGTCAGCCCACATATCTTTATCAAAGGCTATACCACTTGAGTCCCAACTCTTACCCATAAAGCCTAACTCATAAGGTGGGTCGCAAAGTATTCCGTCAAACAACGGCCCATCATAGTTCCTGGCCCACTCTTTTATGTTGGCGTGGTTTATTTTATGCATTGATAGGCTCTTTCGTTTGGGATAGTAAATACCTTAGAGAATCTGTATCAAAATAAAGCTCCCCAGATGTAATAAACGCAATTTCTGGGGTGCTGGGGTGCTCCTGGTCAAATAGTCTACCTAGTCGCTTGCGTTCGCTTTCTATGAACTCTGGAGGGTAGAAACCATGAGATGTATAGAAGTGAGGAGTAAATCCTGTTTCACCTAATACTGATTCGTCCCAGAACTCTTTAAACTCTCCGAATCCATTAGCTGTTGTTTCTATAACGAATCGTCCAGTAGGTGTTAGGGCTGTACCGGCAGAAGCGTGTAACTTTCTAAAGTGTTTATAAAAGGCGGCCTCAGACATATGTAAGTTAGTGATTGTTTTACTTCTACCAAACTCTGTATTCTCGGCTGTACCGATGATGTATCTAGCGTTGTTGTAGGCGTTCTGTAGTTCGTATTTAGAGTTGTATTTAAGAGGTACTTTGACATTGTTCTTTTCTTCAAAGCTTTTGATGTATTGTTTAACTCTGGCTAAAAGGTCTTGAGAGTTATCGGCTATGTCAGCTAACACAACAGATAGAGAGTTATCAGTAAATATAAAGTCTTTAGTAAATGCACCAAGTATGAAAGAGGAGAATCCCATTTGTCTGCCTTTTAAGATAATATCTTTACCTGTTGCATCTGCTACAAACTTCTTTTGCATGTCATTTAACTGAAAGGGTACTTCTTTAGAGTTCTTATCTATAATCTTTAGGTTGTCCTCTATAAATAAGGCTGATTTCTCATAAGGACTACTCGGCATACTTGTCCTTAGCTTGGACTACCATTTGACCAAAGTTGTTTATAGTATTACCGTCTGACTTATTACCTATGTTCATTAGTTTAAGCGCTCTATCACTACCTTTTAATCTCATTTCTAGGTCATCATCATTTAGTGCATCGTCTATAGGCTTTAAAGCTCTTTCGGGTGTAAGGTTGAGTTTTACCCTTGCTAATTCTATGGCATCTTGTATATTAGGTTTTTTTAGGTTCTCTGTTGCTATAACTGCAGCGGTTTCATAACTATTAGTATCGTAGGCTTCTAGGGCTGAATCAGTATTAGTTTTACCGTCTGCTATACCTTTTACGAACTTAGCTTGTTTGGTTGTTAGCTTAGGCTTTTTGTCGGCCATCTCGTAAACCTTTCTGATAAGCTAATTCACATATTCCGGCTATGATGTCAGCGTAAGCATCTCTTTGTGTACCACCTCTAAGATAAACTGCTAGGGCTTCTTTGGCTCTAGTTCTGTAGAAGTCTTTGTCCATCTTTGGTTCTATGATTTCTATTTCAGGCATCTTTAACATCCTCGTAGGTAGGCTCGGTGTAACCATCATCAGTAGCTACTAGGTTTACGCTTTTTTGATTTAACTTAGTTAGTTTGAATTTCATGTTCTCCTCTTATTTATAGACAGAACGAAACAGGAGTTTGCACTCTAATACTTATCAAAGTTATACAAAAATACATTTGATA